AGTGAATGATTCGCCGCCCCTTCGATTTCCCGCCTCTCATTTTTTGGCAGTATCATGTAATTTTCTCCTTCTTGGCAATATTTTTTATATTCGCAATAATTGCATAGATACGTTTTTTGTTTTTCGTATTCCTGCAATTCACTAATGCGCTTGATTCTTAGAAAAAATTCAATAACATAATTAGGATCATACGCAATTGGCATCAGCATTGGTTCAGCTTTTTGCGCCTCATCATATATGCCGTTTATATATTTTGCGCTATCACTTGCGTTTATATTTTTAATTTTGTTTTTAATTTTTGGGATAATAAGATAATATAAATTATTGATTTTATTGCCCGTAATCCCATCATAATAATTTTTATATAAATGCAACTGCATTGATTCTTTATATCTCAATCCATCGGATGTATATTTAAAATCGTAAATTGCATCATCCGTAACATAGTCGATGTACCCTATAACGTCTTGCGCGTTAATTTTAAATTCAAATTCGCCGCCGTCCGGCAGCAGCGCCCGCGCTTTAGGGATCAATATTTCAAGTTTCATCGCCTCTATTACATGTTCATCCGTGATAATCGGGTATGCTGCATAATATTCTTTGATTGCAGCTTCAACGCCGAATTGCAGCCCCGTATGCATCGCCTTGCCCAATATCAGCGCGTTCCCCGCATCGTCCGGCGGCAGCACCTCTAATTTTTGAATATAACGCAGATAATACTTGTAGTGGCATTGACTAGCCGTGTCTATTCTGCTATATGACCATTGCATAATTTAATCATCCTTATCGTGTCTTTGAATTTTTCAAAATCGTCAGGGTACAAGGCGACCCCTATCCCCCCGGCCTCGTTGATTTTATTCAGATTATATGTTTGGAGTTCTGATAATTTACCATCCTCAGCCTTAACTTCGACAGCGACAAATCGCCCATTGCAGCACACAAGCAAATCGGGGATGCCCGCCTTAGTATATGCAGCGCCAGCCCAGTATTTTATATACCAGCAGCCGTTATCTTTTAGAAATTTTTTGACTTTGTTTTCGAATCTTTTTTCGTTCCCCATAAACCCACCCGTGTTTAGTATTTTCGCTAACTGTCATCCATTCCAGTTGCGACGCCCGGCAGTCGTTTTTAATGCCTTTTTTATGATTCACAATCGGTTTGTTTTCCGGGTTTGGTATATACGCTTTTGCGACTAAAACATGCACCTTGCATTTTCGCTTATCTAGCTTGACCCGTGGATACCCGCGCCCATCGTCCACGGGCGTCAAAATTAGTCCGCTTATAGTGTTTCGTATTCGCCCCATGTCACTGACTTCATATATGGGGTGATCTTCTATAATTCGCCAGCGTTCGCGCCCCATTATAATAATTTGATTCTCACGGACGGCTTTACGCTTGACACCTTTGTGCATTCATCCGCGATCTGCGGGTATTTGATTTTCAGCCTTTTAGAATCAATTGTTTCGCGGGTGGTTTCTTCGATATACGTTATTTCGATAGTGTCATCGGCGTATGATTTGACATTATGTTCTTCCATTGACTTTTTAAGCGCTTCGCGCATCTCTTTTTCCTGCTTTTCAATTGAATCTTTTTGAATCATTAAGACTTTAATTACATTTATCGCCCCGGCAGTGGCAGCGGTAAATATCTCTAAATCTTCGCCTAAAAATACGGAATCCCCGCATGTTTTAGGGCTAGCCATGCAAACCCATTCGCATTTGTCTTTTTCTTTGCATTCATAGCAGCAGCCGCCAAAATTAATCTTTTTGTTTTGGCATTCTGATTCTTTGCAGTTATACATGATTTTCTCCCTCAAATAATTTATTTGTATAGTATTTTCGTATGTCCAGCCCCGGCAGTATTTCTTTATCTTCTATGCTGTATTGGCATATCAAAAGATAATAAAAACACGGCCTGTCTTGCCCGATTCTGTGTATCCGTTTCATACTTTGAATAAATAATTGCGCTTCTTCCGTCAGTGAAAAATAGATTATTTTGTTTGATTTTTGCAAATTTAAGCCCATTGCCCCGGCCTTGTAGTTGACAAGCGTAATAGAATCTTCGTCCTGCTCATACGCCGCTAAGTCTTTGTTGTGACCGTTGATTTCAGAGACCGGGCGCTCCAATGCTTCGCATATTTTTTTCAGCGCGTTCAGTTCGGCATCATAGTTGTAGTACACAATCAATCTATCATTCGTGCTTTCGCACAGCGCCCGGAATGCTTGCAGTTTTTCGGCGTTCCAATGCCCGCACAGCATTTTCAGATACAGCCGCTTAGTCAGCAGATCGCCGCCGACTAATTCAGTTCCATCAATCGTGACTATGCCGTTTTTTTCAAATTTTCGGTATTCTTTTGTTGTCTTGACTTTGACTTCAATAATGTTTTGCCCCGGCAGTTCATAAACTTCATTTGTCTTTAAAAAAACTGATCCATGATCGCGCATCTTGGATTTTAGGCGCTCTATGTTTTTGTATGGATTATCTTTGTCAACTATGCGAATGCATAATCCGTTGACGTCAAGTTTTTTCCAATTCACATATTGGGTGTTATAACAATCTTTAGAAATTTGCCAGCCCAGTAAATTTAATTGCGACCATAAGTTTTCATACTTTCCTGCTGTCGGCGTCCCGGACAATAAAATCACATTTCTCGGGTGCAGTTTTAATATGAATTTTGTCCGTTTCGCCTTGTCGTTCTGAATCAATGATGATTCGTCCAATAATAACGTATAATTCTCTAGCCATAAAAATTCTTTGCGCCGGAATATCAATTCATAATTAATTATGCCTAATGTATAGCCAACAAATACCCCTAGCCGTTGTTGCGTATCCTGTACGAAAAAATAACTATCATAATCTTTTTTATCAGTTAAATTATAAAGCGAATAATGATCCGGATAATATTTGTTAAAATGATCTATCCAGTCTTGTATTTTTGATTTTTGGCACACAATTATATTTGTCGGGGCGTCAAGCATCAACATTTTTTCAGCGCCGATAAATGTTTTTCCCAGACCCATATCAAGGTAATATGCGACGCGGTTATAATCATGCGTATCGTCTAATATTTTTTCTTGAAAGTTATACAGCATAATATTTACCTGTCCAAAAATTCGATTACGCGGTCATAGTTATGCGCGATAAATTCAAGGTCTAATGTCTGTTCATGCTCTTTGTCGGCAATCTTTTGAAATACTTTTTTGTCCCATATAAAATCATTAATTTCTTTTTGAATCAAAGCCTCGATTACGTTCGGTTCTAATGCATCCAACTCCCAGCACTCAAGGCCATACTTTGATATGTAGCTATTAGCGCGGGAATCTGATAATTTCGTTGGGTTTGGCGGTGGATTGTATTGCTTGATTTGATCCATTGTAAGGGCTATGCGGTTGACATATACGCTAGCCCCAAACACATCTAAGCGTTCTTGTATGTCGCGGGTCATGTCAATTCCCGACGGGTCATGATCGCCCAAATGGATTATTATGCGGCACACCTTGTCAGATTTTTTTATGAATCTTTGCGCCGCCCGCCACATTTCAGACTGCGACGTGTACCCCCGGCAGGAAAAATAAGGGACGTCCAATTTTTCGCATGCCTTCGCCGCTATGCCAATCAGCGCGTCTTTTTCGATCCAGACTTCGACGTAAGTTTTTTGATTTTCCCAGCGGTCGATCATATAGCTTTTCGCCGCAGACCATATAATATCTTCCGGCGAATCCCAGTGAGGATTTACGCGCAAATTCCTTGTGCGATCCACAATCGCATTCCAATCAATCAGCCCCGTAAGCCGACCATCATTGATTAATTTGCCGATATTTTTATACGATTTTTCGGTGTTCGGGATATACCCACGGGCGACCAATTGATAGTATGTCTGTCTTAATGTCAGTTCATAGCCTTGGGCGCTATATTCGGCAATTATGCCATTAACGATACTAATCAGGCGCAAACTTTCTTCGTGAAAAGTCAAATGTTTATACGCTATTTTTGGCATTTTACGCACCCCGCAGATATTCAAATAGTTTGCCGGGCGATATGTGATAGACCCATTTATTGCCGCGACCTTTGACGGCGAACCCAAACGGGGCAATATTCTGCTGCAGCGCCGATCTGACGAATTGTGTTGATTTCCCCAATAACCGCGCCGCGTCTTTTACTGTCATTTTTCCGGGCGTTAAGAATGCCCCCGGCATTGATTCGGTATCGGATATGTAACGGGTCGGCCTGTCAACATATGTCAGGTCAATAACGCTGCATTTCAGCGCGTCGGCTATCGATTTGATCCCGTCTTTTCTCGGTTTGTTTTTCCCCGCCAAATACTGTGACATTGACGATGCCGATATGCCTGTCATATCGCATAGTTCTTTTTGGCTGACGTTTTGCTCTTTCATTACTGCCTTCAAATTTTCGGCGAACAAAATTACGCCCCCTTTTCAAGTTCGTTTATTTTGTTTTCGATCCGCGCTTGGATTGTAGCGCTATTAACATAGCCTGATATGACATTGCACAACTGCCTGTAATTGATCGCCAGCATTTTTGCCAGCGCCTTTTTAGACACGCCCAAATCGATCAGTTTTTTTGTCGCTTCGACCCCCCACGCGGGGCGCGTTGCTTCCATCTATTAATCTCCTCTCTTATTTTTTTCGTTGACGGGGATAACAGCAGGAATGTATACTAGTACATGTAACTGTATACACTCACCCGTTATCTTCGCGGTGTAGATTATTACACGTAATAGTATATTAGAATTTTCTAGCAGTCAATAGAATTTTCTAAGATTGTTGCATTAGACAAATTAATATTAATTATTTGTATAAAAAGGGCATAAAATTGACTACAATTGACATAATATTACAATTAATTAAAGAGAACGAATTATCAAACACCAAAGTTACAAGCGATTTGAATCTCCCCAATTCCGCGATATCCGAATGGAAAAAAGGCAAGGCCAAACCTTCCACCGACGCCATTAAAAAATTGGCTGATTATTTTGGGGTATCTACGGATTACCTTCTATGCCGCCCCGGCGTGTACGCAAACAACGTGCTGTACAGCGCCGTCGCACAGGGCGAAAATTCTCTTGCTGTAAACGAATATGATCATGCAGCAACATATAAAGAAATGGAGTTGCTGCGTATATTCCGGCTGCTCGGCGTCAAAGAGCAAAATAAAATTATGAATGTAGCATTGGAATTAGAAAATGATATAATGGAATAAAAACAAATGAAGGGAAGTAAGGAATGAAAAAATTATCCATTGTATCAATTATAGTAATATTGTTGTCGGCTTGTATGCCGCAAAATACAGCAAATACAGCAAATACAACATATCGTATGGGTGATACCATAACTATTGATGATATTGAAATAACTATTGATGATATTGAAATATCCGACAAAATAACATTAGATCATGGCAGTTTTTCACCTAGTGGTGACGGCAATGTATTTCTAATAGTCCATATGGCGCTGAAAAATTCCGGCAAGACGGCGCAAACGATTTTTAAACTCGTCACGTTGAATACTGATATTCGCGCCGTCATAGTATATGACGGGGAATATGAATATATATCGTCAAATTTATTGGGTTATGACGATGATCTAAGCAATACAAATCTGAATCCTTTAACATCCAAAACAGGTGTCAAAGTCTTTGAAGTCGCCAATGAAGTTGCAGATTCCAATAAATCTTTAGCATTAAAAATTTATCAAGATAAAACCGAATTTATTTTTAATTTGAGATAATTAGTAACAAATGAATCATCAAATGCCGCCATTTCAGGCGGCTTTTTTATTTAAATTATACAAATACAGGCAAAAGACGTTATGTATACTTGTACATGTATACAGACTTTAGTATTTTCTAAAAAATATTAGAATTATCTATTGACCTGCATTGTTACTAGTGGTATTCTATATATAGACAGTTACATGTAACTGTACAAAAAACAAAGGGGATTAAAAAATGAATTTCACGAACATGGCATTAAAAGAGTTGGTAGAATACATCAATAGTTTAGACGTATGGGACAAAGAGGCTATAGCAAATTTATGCGACCGGGCGGACATGATAAAGGAATGGGAAGCAGCCGACGGCGAAACATTCGAAAGCGTAGCATATGCAGCGGCAAAAAAATTAGGCGTTGAAATATAAAAAAATAACAGGCCGGCGCCGGGGCGGCAAATCCCCGGCAGGAAGGAGCAAGGAAAATGCAGGAACTTTACAAGAAAATTGGTTTTATTATGACTTATGATGAATTCATTTTAACGGTAGACCCCGAATCTGTTGACGGGAATGTTCAAATGTGTCTTGCACAGTTTTATGAGGAATATTTACAGGATTATGAAAGTGAGGGCAACTAAAATGGCAATATTGAATCATTATTATGGGTTCAACTCGCGGCGGTATAGCAAACCGTGGGTCGCGACAATCAAAGACGGGAAGTATGATTTTAGCAAAGAAGTGGGATATTACACGGGGAATATCAGCAGGGGCGACGGCGAACCGGGCGACCTGATCGTCACGAACCCGCAGGAAGGCGTCATATACGCATACGGGCAAAAGGACACACGGAAGGGCAATAGCAATATAGCATATGCAACATGGGACGGGAAAAATTTCAATGCCTGTGACAAGGCGGGAAGGATGATAATAGAATGACCAAAACATACGAATTGTGGGAAGCGTGGGACAAGGCAAGGGTCGGCATATCGCCGTTAGCAGGAAATATCAAGCTAAAAGAGAAAGCTGCGGCAGGGAAGATCATCAGGGAAGTCATAACGGAATATGAGAACGGCATATTATTGGTAGGATACCGGGACAAGCAGAATAGGATGATCGCGACCGTCCATGAAGCGCCGGACAAATAAAAGAAAGCGCCTTTAATAAGGCGCTGTCCGCTGCAAACATTAAACTCACTCCATTTAAATCCGCAGGGGCGCGGGCTTGCGCCCCTGACTGCACCAACCCATATAATGAGTTTGCACATATAACAGATACTATTTAAATCCAACACCGACGGCAGCGAACCGCCACCGGGACAAATGCAGCATATTTATACTATCAACTATTAGCCGGGGCGTCAAGCCCCATTTAAAAATAAATTTAAAGGAGTTAAAAATAAAATGAACATAGATGAATTGCATGACCTGACCAAAACTGCAAAAAACGCGACAGAGGACGATTTAAACGCAATCGCGCCGATATACTGCCTCTTAAATTTTGATAAAAAAGATTTTTGCAAGCTAATTGACGCAATAGGCCTCGACAAATGGGTCGACAAAGCCAATAGATGGCTATATCTTGAGAAAGCAGAAAATGAGCATATCGAAAAAATGAACTATATTAACAATGTAAACAAACGGGCGCAATTATTGGATGAATTAAACGATATAGAAGATAGGATAAACCAACACAATAAGTTAATTGACAAGCGATACGGGGTGATAATATGAGGAACCCCAACGGATACGGGACGGTCGCCCGTTTGTCCGGCAAACGCCGCAACCCCTTTATCGTCAAGAAAACTACAGGGTTTGACGGGCGCGGGTATCCAATAATTGATATCATTGGATATTCCCCGACGCGTGAGGATGGCTTAATGATGCTTGCCAAATACAACCGCGACCCATGGAATATTGAACAAAGTAAGATTACTTTTGAACAATTGTTCGAATTATGGAAGGAAAAAAAGCTGCATAAGTTAGGGTCGTCAAATTCAAACGTCTTAAAATCGGCATACAAGCATTGTCGGGCGCTCCATAAAATGAAATACAGGGCAATCAGATCATATCACATGCAAGAATGCGTTGACGGCTGCAACCGCAGCTATGCGACGCAGGGGCAAATCAAGAACCTGTTTGGGCATTTAGATTCATTCGCGTTTGAACTGGATGTAATCAGCAAGCAATACTCTGAACTAGTGTCTTGCGAATCAATCCCGGAAACGTCCAAAAAACCATTCACGGAAGATGAAATATCCAAAATATGGGAATATAAAGATATGCCTTGGGCTGATTCAGTATTAGCATTGTTATACACAGGATTCAGGATATCAGAACTTTTAAACCTCCGGGCGTCAGACGTCAATCTAATCGACGAAACAATCACAGGCGGGGCAAAGACGGCAGCCGGAAAAAATAGGATAATACCTATTCATTCGCGAATTTTGCCATTGATAAAAACTCTCGCGTCAAATTGCAACGGGCTTGTTTTCCCGAAAACAACCGCCAGTTATTACCCCATATGGTATGATATAATGCATAAATTGGATATGGATCATACGCCCCATGATTGCCGGCATGCGTTTAGATCGCGCCTTGATTCGTTGAGCGCGAATAAAAAATGCATCGACCTGTTAATGGGGCATAAGTCAAAAGACGTGGGTGAACGGGTGTACACCCACAAAACGATAAAAGAGTTAAAAGAAACAATTGAATTGTTAAAGTAGTAACGCGTAAGTAACAAAATCAACCGCAAAGGTTGATATATCAGTATTCCATATTATTATGTAATAAATTTTTTAAACAATGAAGCGGCGCAAATACGCGCCGCTTCAACTTTGTTAAACTTTTTAGCGTTCATAAAACCCCCAAAAAACAGGGGGATTAGTAACTAGCTAGTAACATGTTTCAATACCCCGATTGCCCGCCCGATAATAATCAACACTCGTATCATGTCAACCGACAGGTCAAGCCCGTTGCCCGACCCCTTGAGCCAGCCAAAATCAACTAATGTTTGGATGTCTTTAGCCCCCCATGACATAGCGCCGTCGGCCTCAATCTCTTTGACGCTATTGTATCTTTTTTCCACTTTTTCGCTCCCTTCCGGCGTCGCTTTCGACGCAAAATCAGGCAAGCAATAGCCGCGTATGTACAGCCCGTTAATTTGCATGCTCCGATAATTTACAGCTTTTTTATTGTTCCCTTCGATTACTTTTATCGCATTCCCGGCGACTGACACGACGATCCCCACATGCTCCGGCCATCCCGTGTTGTCGGTCGTTGCATAGTTTTTCGCGTCATCATCCCAGTCGTACATTATAATGTCGCCCATTTGCGGGACATATGCATCGTTCTCCATCCAGCGCTTGGCTTTTTGGTATAATGCAATCATGCGCCCGCACGAGCATTCGCGCAACACAATGTCAGCCAGCCCCGTCATGATGCCTATGGCAGATACATATGTCGCGCACCAGTTGTCCGTATATTTGACTTTGTACCCTTCCGGCAGCGGCGTATAGCCGTTGTAGATGTCTATAATGGGTTTATGTGTCCCATTTGTGGCGCTTGCGCCTAATTGGCGCTCAGCGGCCTGTACAAACGTTTTTCTTATTTCATGCTCCGTCATTTCCATTCGCCCCCGATCAATTTTTTTCCGATTTCATAGCCGCCGTTGGCGGCAAATGAAACAATTGTGGCATTAAAAAACGTTAAAAAGGCCGACGCAAATGTAAGCCCGGCGGTAAACGCCGTGCTAAGAATCAGGATGGCTACAGCCAGAACATAGCTAATTATTTGCGCCGGGATTTTTATGTACCCCTTCAAAATCTGCGTCAATAAAATTACCATGACTAGGCAGCCGCCAAACCCCGCCAACACTTCCCATATCACGAATTCCTGTAAAATTTCGTTCATTTTTTGTCTATTCCTCCGTTTATTTGTTTTTTAAACACGCTCGATACCTTTTTAGCCAGCCATGGGGACGAAAGCCCTGCGCCAAAACCAAACAACACAACCCAGTCCCCGGACACGCCCATGATGCGCGTTATTGGCAGCACCATGCAGCCGCAGATCGCGGCGACCGTCAATTCACAGAACAAAAAAAACGGCTTCAAAAGCCGCTTATCTTTTTTTACCAATATTTGACATAATCCCCCGGCGGCCGATATCATAGCCGCCAAAAAATACCGCCACAGTTCTTCAATGTTTATCATTGGGGTTATTCTCCCCCCTGTAACAGTCTTTGCCGCGCTCAATCCACCAATAGCCCAATTTGGTATCCAGCAAAATAAAAATAAAAAATAGCAGCGCGACTAAAGCGGTGCTTACACACATGCCAAACGTATGCAGCGCGGGTATCTGTGTTTGGATCGAATATTCCGTGACCCCCGCCAAAACGATATATTTTTCATCCGGGGCGCTGTATGACGGCATCCAGCGGTAATATATCAGCATCTTGCGCCATTTTTGATATGACGGCGTATACCCGATTTCAAATCGCCCGCTCTGTTGCCCGTTAAAAATGACCCCGGCTTCTTCGTAATTTATTGGGGTTAAAACTTCCGTGTTCTCGTAGTCACGTTCGTCGTATATTCTCGTTGTAATCAAGTGCAAATTCTCGCCGTCAAATTTGTACGCCGCCGCATATACTTGATCCAGACTATCTATGTCAGTCACGGAAGTAATAATATGCTCCTCGTGCAATTCCCAATATACTTGATCCGACGCGTTGACCGCCTTGGCAATTCGGTCAACACCGTTTTTGACCTCGATATATTTTTCTTCCAGCCGGGCATCCTTTATCGCCCGGACAGACCATAAATTATAGTAAATATTGCCTAAAATAAACGCTAAAGACACAAATATTACAGCATTTTTATGACTATGAAAAAATTTAAGCATTTTAAACCTCTTATATTTCGGCGGTCAAATAGCCACTTAAAAGTAATACGCAATCTTGTCCCGCATGCGCTTGATTAACAGTTGCTCCAAATAGCAGCCTCGATTTAGCATCCCATGCGCTGTTATCTGCTGATAATATTGACAGATTTAGTGTTGGCAAAGATGGTGACGGCTGAAATAACGGTTGTGTGACGCTTGTACCGTAATATTGGGGGACGCTTCGCATTGGGACAACCAACGAATATTGAAAATCTGCCCCGGATGATGGTATATTTACAGCCCTTAGCGCTACACTTCTAAGATATTGTAGATATTTCAGGCATTTAAGCATCTCCGCATTGTAATCCATAGGCGGGTCATTTGCCAACGTTGAAACACTACCAATTTCCAACTTACATCGCCTTAAATACATGTATTGCCCTTGATATACATAAAATTGGAATCGATAATCGTTGTTCCCCAAGTTATAAATTCTAGACGATCCACCGGGTAGACCAATATAATATTCAGTAGCCCCATCTCCGGGAAATGGCGCGGTCATTGTGTAGATGCTGCCATCTTCCAACTCTATTGTAACCGTGCATGTTTTGCCAATCAGCCATTGAGCAATCGATGGCTCAATGTTTTGATGCAGCCACAACCCACTACTTGGATCGCCATATAATGTAATGCGCGATCCGCTAAATACATATACCATCCCGGTTGCGCCCCCTGACGTTTTGCGCCATCTATCTATCGTAATTTGCCCGTCAGTCCCATTACCGTATGTATTCGCTCCCCGCTGATTGACAGTATTGCGAAAATCAGAATTGTCAAGGATATTCGGATTCCATAAGCGCCCGTCCGTGTATCCTTTGTTCGCTGCTTCATTTGCAGCGACCGGGTCTGCAATCTGCGTCCGTCCATTGATATCACGCGCTATTAGGGTATTGGCCGTTGGGTACACTGTAGCCCCATGCGCTGTATTTGTTAGCGTCGTATGCGCCGTTAGATTCGTTTGGACGGTTGCCGCGCTCCCCGACGCATCAGCTCCAACTTGCGACGCCGTGACCCCGTGCGGGTTTGCGTTGTCATTAACATGCGCCGTCAAGTTGGTTTGCACCGCGCCCGCCGCCCCAGCTTGATCCGCCCCAACTTGCTGATATGTAACCTCATGCGGGTTGCTCTTGCTATCAATATGAGGCTTGACATACTCTATTACAGTCTGGTACATAAGCGTAGCAGCGCCATTTCGATCCGCCCCGGCTTGCTGATATGTTACCTCATGCGGGTTGCTTTTGTCATTGATATGATTATTTAGCTGCACCACCGTCGCGATCCCCGCAGTCGTTACAGTCAGCAATACAGCCGCCGCATTGCCTACAGCCAATGACATATCAATAATTAGGCTCGTGTTCGTCGCCCCGTCATATGGGGCGACAAAATCTGGCGCGTTGCCAGCCATGGTCAAATCAACAATCGCGACCGCGAACAATATTTCGCCATCATCAGGGTCTTCGGCGGTAACGCCAATTGTTGAGCATGTATAACCAGCCGCAAGCGCTGTATTGGGGATTATCCCGCTGACCTTGACCGTTGTATCGCCCGTCCGCTCGACCTGCGTTACCGCCACCGTCTGCCTAATGTTCGCCAGCGCGGTCAATGCCTCGACCGCCCCCGGCGCGTAAACTTCTGACGATGATAAGACGTTCAAAAATTGAACGCCCGTCGCGCCTGCAAGCATTTTGGCGACCAGCGCTTGCCCATTTTCAGTAATTATAATTTGCCCAAATTTTGCCATATATTACAGCCTCTCTATGATAGATGATATGCCGTCGCGGTACTTACAGCTGATCCAATATACGTATCAGATTCCGCTTGCGCGAATAGCATGTTATTGGTGATTATCTTGATATTGCAAGGGATCATTTCGTCCGTAATATGCCGCAATTCCTCGATTACGCCGGGAATAAATACGTTAATGATTATAGTCATTTCATAGTTGTTAAAATCTGGTATAACCTCAAAATTGCCGCCCGTGACTGTCTCCAATATCCCCAAAAAATATTTATATGTATAGGGTATTGTCCTGTTCCATTGCGCTAAAATACGCATGCGCCTGACCTCGGGATCGTCCCCCGGCAATGACACGATGCCCAATAATTTTTCATACCTCGCCAGCCCCCAATTCCCGGCGGTCATTATGTACGTATCTAGCCTGATCATTTCATCCGAATCCCAAAAAATTTGAAATTCGGGGTTCTCAGCGTCCGCAATTTTTTGGTATTCGCGGTATTTTTGAAGATATTCGGGATAATATGATAATATGTCAACTTTACGCAACATTTACAATACCCCCAAAAATTGGGATTTCATAAGTGGACAAGACCAGATTTGCGCCAGCCCCGTTGATCGTCGTCCCCTGCACGTCCACAACGCCCGGTACTGCCATGATCCGAGCGTTGACCACCGACAAAAACACGATGATAAAATCCTGCGACGCCCACGCCGCCCGCAAATCAAGCAGATAATCCTCTATTGCGTCGATTACGGCAGCTTCCAGTCCAGCCCATGTATAGCCAACCTCGCACGTTACAGCGGTCTCTATGGCGACAGATACAGCCGCCGCCGTGTCCACTGTCACTATATGGCCTATAGGGGCGCGGCCTATGCCCTGCCCGTCCATCGTCGGGTCGATCTCATCCTGCACCGCGTCAATCAGTGTCGTTGACGCCGGGTTGTACATAGCGTCTAAAATCGTTAGTTTCACAGTGCCGCCACCGTCCCATATCGGGGTGACCTTCGTCGACCCGACGCCGGGAAGCGAATTAGTCATGTCAAGATAGTCTTTCTTGTTCCCCCCAAACGCATTGATATCAAAACTCCTGAAATATTTTTCGCGCAATGATTCAGTGCTTTCTTCGTCCGATCCGGGGATCAATATCCCCGTTAACTCTGCCGTTTGCAACCCCAAAATATAATCAACGGGCAATATAGCGCCCAGATAATTGTTGCCTATCGCCCCCGCCCTTTCGCAAAATACTTGATATACTCCGGGATTTATTTGCGCCCCGACCGTATACCGCAGATCGGTGTTTGGCATTGAAAATCTTTTGCCAGTGACCTCAATTGCCGATGGGGTAAATTCGCCCTGTAATATTGCATGCGTCGCTTCATCAGGGTCGATCCCGCGCTCTTTCGCCCTTCGGATCAAAAACTCCCTTGAAGCGGTATCAGCAAATGATTCTTCCAAAAAATCATCGAATTCGACGTACAATTTTTTTAATTCCAGCGCGGCGGGCATCAGGGCATCGTATATGATCGACCCTTCACGCTTATCAATCGTGTTTGGGACGGTATCCAGCATTCTTTTTAGGATTATTTCAGAGGTTATATGCTCGTACATTTAAAAATTTACCGCCCTTTCAAGTGCGATTTTTCCAAACACTGTATATACTTCGAATTCCATCGAAATAACGCGCCCTTTTGTGTCAAAAATAAAATTATCGACGTCGTTGACCCTATCGTCCATCAATAGCGCCTCAATGATTCGGCGCTGTATTTCAGGGATTACATACGTGATAGGTTCGCCGTACAAATCCAATAATTCAATCCCATAATTCCATGAGTACATTACATATTTATATCGCTCGGTCGACAGTATTTTATATATGGCTTGCCTTACAGATTCCAGTTCATCCACTTGCCCGGCGACCGTATATTTCCCGAAAGAATCATCCGCTATCCCAGACAACGCATATGTTAAACTTGGCTGCTCTGTGATTGTATAGTCAGTTGATAAAAAACCGTTTGTTGACGGTATCATTCCAGCACTCCCAGCACTACAAATTTTTGCCCGCCCTGCGCCCGAATCAGCGCAACATTGTCATTTTTTTTCAATGCATTTTTAATGATGCATGATTGATCAATCCCATTTATATTTACCACAATTTGATATTCAGTCAAATGTTTTGGGACAATTATTTGCGACTGTTTCAGCGACAATTTTTGATCTATGTTAATAATTAATGGCGCTGTATTATCTACAATTCCATACATTACATCAGCCAATTTCATTGATTCGATTGTATTGATTATGGCTTTTTTTACCGCGTCGATTATATCAGCCAACGAATTCACCGCCCCGCATCGTCAAATCCATTGTATGGCTTTCGTTTTCAAATTTGTGGGTGCATTTTTCAGCGATCAAATAATTTTTTGTTATCAAATCGCCTATGTTCAAAAACACCGGGATCATGCTCCCAGCCCGCACCCTTGTATCGCCAAACACGCCAGTAATTTTTAATGTCCGCGTCTTGGCATTATATAGCGACAGCAGCGCATCGGCTTTAATTTCGCCGTTCTCGCCGTCTTGAACCCTGTCTGTCATTTGCAGTATGCCCCAGCGGTTGATGTTCGACCCATCCTGCGTTATGTATAGTTCGCGCTTCTTTGTTTCCTTGTCTTCGCGGATCAATTTGATTTTATTGTATGTATTGTCATCAATAGATGATTCATATTCAAAATTTTGCGCCGTTTCATCGTCAATCAACAAATCCAGCCGCATACTTTCAAGCGATTTTAATGTCAATTTTCCGAAATCATCATACAAAACATACATCGCGCTTTTATTTTTCAGTTCCAAATCTAATGCAGTCTGGATCATGTCAAACAATGTCGAATTGTCTTCTACACGCGACGGGATTATATAGCTTGTCGGCTCTATTTCGCCGACCTCTAATTGAAAATC